TAAACTCTGGCATTGAGTCAGATAAGTTTGCTAAGCTTGCATGGTATGCTGCAAGTTCATTTAGAAACTCAGACAAGCGTGGTGGTATTAACGGTGCACGAATTGCACTGGAGCCACAGATCAGCTGGGAAGCAAATGAGCCAGAAGTAATTAAGCCAGTACTTGAAGAGCTAAAGAGAATTGCTGATGAAAATCATGTATCCCTAGCGGATGTCATTGTTTTGGCTGGTAACTTTGCTGTTCAGAAGGCTGCATCTAGAGCTGGTGTAGATGTTCCTATTGAGCTCACTCCTGGTCGTGGAGATGCAACACAAGAGCAAACTGATGTTGATTCCTTTAATCACCTCAAACCATTGGCAGAAGGTTTTAGAAACTATGCAAATGGTCATGAGCAGGTTGCAGAGCGGTTGCTTATCGAGAAGGCTGCATTGCTTGGGCTAACGCCTCCAGAGCTTGTAGCTCTTCTTGGTGGACTAAGGACTATTGGTGTGGTTCCAGAGGGAACTAAGCATGGGCTACTTGCAGATACTGTTGGAGTTCTGGACAACTCATTCTTTGTTAACCTACTAAGCAATGACATTGCGTGGGCACCAAAGAAGGATGAGCCAGGAATCTATCAGTCTCACTCATACATTGATGGAGAGCGTAAGTACACTGCAACTAGGGCAGATCTAGTTCTTGCTTCAAACTCCGTGCTACGTGCTATCGCAGAGGTCTATGCCTCTGAAGATGGAAAGGTAAAGTTTATTCACGACTTTGTCAAAGCATGGACTAAGGTTGCAAACGCAGACCTTTTCTAGTATAATATATCCTGAGCATGATATAAAACTGCTCAATGCCTCCTTAGCTCAGTTGGCCAGAGCAATCGCCTTGTAAGCGATAGGTCGTCAGTTCGAACCTGACAGGGGGCTCCATGATATAATTATCTCTGAAAGGAGATATTATGGCCAAATATCAATTCCCAATTGACGGAGTTCCAGGAAAAGCCTGGAAAGTCAAAAGCAAGATGGGTTGGAGAATCCACCCAGTAAAGAATGAGAAGAAGCACCACAACGGTACTGACATCATTCCTGGTAACATTAAGGGACCAGTTTATATTGAAGCAGCATTTCCAGGTAAGGTAATTTACGCTGGACCATCAAAGACCAAGAAGTCTAACGGTGAGCCTGATGGCTTCGGATACTATGTAAAGATTGCATCCCTAATTGATGGTGAATGGTATAGTCACTTGTACGCACACCTAGAGAAGGGCTCTTTGCAGGTCAAGACTGGCGACAAGGTTGTTGCAGGAAAGGTTCTTGGCAAGATGGGTACTTCTGGAATGTCAACTGGTGTACACCTACACTGGGAGATCTGGAAGGGCAAGGAGCATGGATGGTCTGCAGATGGCAAGGGCTTCGTAGAGCCTATTGAGTTTACCAAGGCACTGATCCAGGCAGAGAAGGCAAAGGGATTTGCTAACGAAGCTACTCCAGAAGATGCTCCAGTAGCTGACGATGGTGTTAAAGAAGCACCAAAGAAGGCTGCACCAAAGAAGCCAGCTGCAAAAAAAGCATCAGGCGGAGGAGGCTCCGCAATGCCAAACCAAATCCAGTAAGAAAGAAATAAATGCCAGCATACGAATATCAGTGTAAGTCTTGCGAGGGATACATCTCTGTAACTAGGTCAATCTCTGACCCAGATCCAGGATATGTTTGCAATACTTGCAATTTGCCAATGACTAAGGTATACTCTATAGGAGCAGTAACGTTTAACGGTAGCGGTTTCTATAGAACTGATAAAGGAAAGTAATGCAGGTATTAACAGATCAATCTGAGTGGACTCTAACTGCTTTGGATAGGTGTGATGCTGGATGTACAGCACAGGCTTATATCAAGGCAGTTGGAGTTTCTGGAGACCTACTATTTTGCTCCCACCACTATAATAAGATTATTAATAATGCTGTTGGATATGCTAACCTAGAAAAGTTTGCATATCAAATTATTGATGAGCGTGAGAAGCTAGTTGAGAATAGGTTGGTTGGAGAGAACTAGTGATACGCTTTAACTGGATGTGGCGGTATAGCCAAGATCTAGATCAAGCTGGACTTGTAAGGTTATCAGATGAGCTAGACGAGTTTGGCTACTACTCTGTGCTACTCACAGTTCATTCTCGTGCCTCAGACTATTTGCCAAAAGTTGCAAGCGTTTTAGACAAGGGGCATTCTGTAAAGTACATGCTTGCTATCAGACCCTACCTTCTTAGTCCACAGTACTACATGATGCTTCTTGGTGGGCTACAAGAGATTGCTAAAGACAGGGTTATGATCAACTGGGTTCATGGAACGCTTGGCCCAAAAGAAAATTTTGATGCTGTCCTTAACGTTCCAGACAAGATGCAAAGACCTGATGTAAGAAAACAGCACATGAAAGATTTCTTAGAGGCATTGCCTAAAACAAATATGTTTAATCCAATAGAGATGCCAGAGTCATTAATGTCTGGCGGTAGCAAAGAAACCCTAGAGCTGGCAAAAGAACACAGTATGTATCTTGGTACTGGCTATGACATATTCTTAAATAATTATGAGAGATACCAAGAGTATAAGTTTGAGAAGATATTTTTGCAGGTATCTCTAATCGTAAGAGACACTGACGAAGAGGCCTTACAGGTTAAGAAATCCAAGGTTCAAGAAAATATAAACATCATAGCTGGCTCATACAAAACAGTAGAAAGCAAGATCCTAGAGCTATATGAGATGGGTGCAACAGATTTGCTTGTTAGCAATGCCTTTCCATGCGATGACGATGAACGCTATAATATACATAGGTTTGTAAAATCAATGAAAGAAAAAGGTTTGGCAATATGATAATTCAAATTATTGGTCTTCCAGGATCAGGTAAAACAACGTTGGCAAAACAGTTATGCGATAGAGTAAACGCCATTCATATTAATGCTGATGCAGTTAGGGCAGATCTAAGTTCTGATCTTGGCTTCACTCCTGAGGATAGGATTGAGCAGGCTCGTAGGCTTGGTGCAATCTCTAGACTATTGTCTGCACAGGGATATATCGTTGTAGCAGACTTTGTATGCCCCACAGAAGACACGAGAAAAGCGTTTGGTGTACCAGATCACCTAATTTGGATGAACACTATTTCCGAGGGTAGGTTTGAGGATACTAACTCTATATGGCAAGACCCACAAAAATATTCCCATGTGTTTGACAGTCTTTATGAAGATAACAAGGTTGATGCTATAATTAATGAATTAGGTTTGTTTGACTGGTCAGCACCCACAACACTTCAGCTTGGAAGATATCAGCCATGGCATGAGGGGCATGAGGCTTTAAAGGATGAGGCCCACAAGAGAACTGACCAGGTACTTGTAGGGGTTAGAAATACTTATGGAACTTCGGAAAAGGATCCGCTCACTTATGAAGAGGTTGAGCGATATATACGTCAGAATAGCAAAGAACGAGTGGGGACTCTAATTCTTAAGCTTCCAAATATTACCAACATTGTTTATGGAAGAGATGTTGGATACAAGATTGAGCATGTAGATTTACCACCAGAGATTCAGGCAATATCTGCTACGCAGAAAAGGAAAGAGCTTGGAATCTAATACAAGATCAATTGTCAAGGCAATTACGTATAGGTTTTGGCAAAGCTTAAATACTTTCTTGATATCCCTGGTGGTTACTGGTAGAATAGATATGGCTGCAGCTATCGTAAGTGTTGAAGTTATAGTCAAGATAGTGGTTTACTTTTGGCACGAAAGAATCTGGAGCAGAATTAGATGGGGAACCAAAAATGTATGAGTATTATGTAAGAGAAGTTAAAAATGTTGTGGATGGTGACACCATTGATGTTGTCATTGATCTAGGATTTAGTATCCTGTTTGAGTCTCGTGTACGATTGGCTGGTATTGATACCCCAGAGTCACGCACAACAGACAAGCGTGAAAAGGCACTGGGCCTTGAGTCTAAGAAATATCTTGCGGAGCGAATTAAGGCTGCAAAGAATGTTGTCATTAAGACTGAGAAACTCGACAGCTCTGAAAAGTATGGTCGCATTCTTGGATGGATTTATCTTGATGGAGAAGGGAATTCTTTAAACCACGAAATGATTGAGAAAGGTTATGCCTGGGGATATCTTGGTGACACCAAGGTCAAGGACTTTGATGCTCTCCTGGCTAAGCGAAATGCACAGTAACGATCCGTCAGAAGATATGTTGGATGAACTAATCCTTCAGGGGTTGGTTGAGGTGGCTGGCATTGACTCCGATACTGGAGAAATGCTGTATGGCTTTACTGAGAAGGCTAAGATAGAGATGCCTCACATACAAAGAGAAGCAGAAGAATTCTTCAACTCTCTAATCATGTATTTCTGGGAAACTGGATTTATCTCAATGAATATGAGTGAGCCAAATCCAGCGGTAAGCCTAACTGAAAAAGCTTTTGATCAAGAAGCTATAGCCAGTCTGTCAACAGAGCATCGCAGTGCGTTGAACATTATCAAAGATGCACTACGAATAGATTAATAGTATAATTAACTAGGTGATATAAATGGAGTTTGCACTAGGCGTTTTATTTGCATTTGCAACAATATTCTTTGTGCGTAAGTTTATACTCACAGAGTCGTTGCTCAATGATAGCAATGCTCCAAGACTTATTTATAGACAAAGCCACGTGTTTGAGCTTACAAGCCCATACCTACAATACATGCCAGAAACCAATTTGCTACCAATGACACAGGCATATAAGCATGAGTCAGAGAATAAGTTGCGTGTTGTATTCACTGATAACAAGGCTTATTGGATTAAGAATAATGCATTCTACCAGGCAGATCTTGTTGACGGAATGGTTGATGAATCTACAACAAAAGTAGTTGACACAATGGCCATGGATAAGGTAGAATTGGACAAGATGATATTTATCGTTCAACAACTTACGGAGGGTATGACAAATGATGGTGGGAGTTCAGGGGACCAAGGCCTTTAATGACTACGCAGTTTTCCTGTCTGGAATGGCGTTAGTTCTTAGAAGGCTTAAGGACAAAGACACAGAGCTGACCATCTTTTCTGCAGGCCCCAAGCGTGTAAGCGATATGGCACTAGAGTTTGTAAATGTATCAAACTTTAAAGCAAGAGGCATTACGGCTAAGGTAGTCAGGGTTCCTGAGAAGTGGTTCAGAGAAAATCATCACAAGATAGAAATGTTTTCATTCTTTGCAAATGAGAAGGAACCATTCTCTACTCTTGTAAATATTCTAGACAGCAAAGATGTAGATGTACAGGTACATAGGTATCATGTTGCTAGATAATACCATGCGGAATATGCATGGTACATTCACTAATAAAACCAATATATATGGGGAGTGATCATGTTAATTAAATCACTTGAAAAGATGGAAGAGATTGTCGCACAAGACAGGTCTCTTTCGTGGCGTGGCTGGGATGTTATACATCTTGTGCCAAATCCTACTGCCTGGTCAAAGCCAGACGGTGCCTTTGTTAAGGGTAGGTGGTACATTCGAAAGATATTCGAGCTGTCCGCTGAGGGTTGGGAGATTCCAAATAAGCTTGTGAGGTAGCAATGCAATCTCATAGGTGGAAGGAAGCTGCTTCTTGTAAAGACTATGACTGGAATCTATTCTTTGATAAGTATGAGGAAGATACACTGCTTCGTGGTGCTATTGATCAACTTTGTTCAGAATGTCCTGTTGCAAGGCAATGCTTTGCGGTTGGAGTATCTCAAAAAGAATGGGGTGTCTGGGGTGGTGTCTACCTTGAAGGTGGAAAGATCTCTAGAGAGTTTAACAAACATAAGGATAAAAAGAAGTGGGGAGAAACTTGGAAGTACTTAACGATGGATAAGAAATAATGTATACAGATGCAATGCGTAGAGCCTTTCACTCTGTGACTCCTCCAAAAGGATTCTCTCTTCAAATTATCGACCACGACCACTTCCTCACGGTTAAGGCAAGTGAAAAACAATTCATGAGCCTACTTGACGAAGATAAGCGTAGTGCGGTAGAATACATGGTGAGAGTTAAAAAGGCTCTTGAAGATAATGGTGCCATAGTTTTATTGGTTAGAGAGGGCGGTGTTGAAGAATGATAGTATCACCTGAGATTATCATAATTGCAATACTATTCTTTACAACTTTTGTATCTGTGGCCTGGGCGGTAAAGGTAAAACTACAAAGCACAAAACTAACCGCAACCATTGCACAACTATTGCTTGACAAACAGGCGATAGCAGATGAGCTTGATAGGGTATCCTTCATCTCATCTAACAGTACTGATATTGAAAATGGTTTTATAAAGTTTCTTTCAGAGACAAGAGAAAGTGCCTATGTCTATATTGAAGATGTTCAGTCTACAATTGTAGAGCTACAGGGTGCTATGGAATCTGGAAGTGATACAGAAATAACCATTGCGTATCAAAAACTAATCAATCTTCTTCCAGCTAGTTCTACGGGTATGATAGACTAGTATGGGAGAAAAATGTTACCACTTAAAGATCAGAAAAATATTGCGTCCAGTCTTGCTTCTATGAAATGCAAGAGTGCGATTTGCGTTATCTCTGGATGTAGCGATACCGCATTAACGGTATATGGAGACTCTGATGATAGAGAGCTTCCCATGTGCGACATACACTATAATCTGATTAGTTCAAAAACACTGTGGTAAATAAAACAAGGAGAAATAATGAATAAGGCAGTAATTGATTCCTATCTTAGGAACTTGCTAGGTTCGCTACTTGGTGCGATCACCATCGTATCGACTAGCTCTGGTATCGCATCACCAGTTGACTATGGTCTTGGTGAGTGGTTACTAGTGGCTAATGCCCTGTGGGCATCTGCAGTACCAACACTAATCCGTTGGGTAAATAAGAAGGATCCAGCTTTTGGTCTTGTAGCACAGGCAGTAGCAAGTTCTGTTACCACTAAGCTTGAGACTGCAGCTAAGGAGGCTCCTAAAACGACCTCTAAGCCTGCAGCGAAGAAGCCAGCTACTAAGAAGCCAGCAGCCAAGAAGGGTGGCGGAGGATCTGCCTCCCCACAGCAGTTCCAGTAAAACTGAATAAAAGATTAGCGGATTGCGTTTGCAGTCCGCTTTTTCTTTTGCTATAATATATATGCCTGCCAATTGGGGGCAACAACTCGCTTAATATAAGGAGATGATAGTATGATGACATACGCAACTACACGGGATCTATTCCCATTTGGAAACCTTGCTCAGGAATTTGAGAAGGTGTTCGCAACAACTCACACAACCAACTACCCACCATACAACGTTATGAAGTTTAATGATAATGAATATGCTATGCAGTTTGCGGTAGCTGGATTTAAGAAAGAGGGCATTGATATTGTCGTTGACAATGGAGTCCTTAAGATCACAGGTAAAGCACCAGAGCCTGAATTTGAAGAAGGTGCTGGGTATGTTCACAAGGGTATCGCAACACGAAAGTTCACACGATCTTTCAAGCTGCCAGAATACTTTGAGGTAGACTGGGCAGGTCTTGAAGATGGTATCCTTTCTGTTGGTCTGACTAAGCATATCCCAGAAGAAAAGAAACCAAAGACTATTACTATTGAGTAAGTCGATCTCCTGGGCATGAGAATAAACTGCCCACTTACTATGTTATAATTTATCCATGGCTTATCACTCACTAAAAACTCTTAGTGACACAACGCCCACACTCATCTCCCCAGTTGGTGTTCACTCTGGGGTTGACATTACTATTCAAAACGTAAACGCATCTGGCTACATCTACATAGGTGGGTCAGAGGTATCAGCATCTGACTATGGCTACAGGATTCTTCCTAACCACGCTATCTCTATTGAGCTAAGCGGAAAGTCATCGCTATATGCAGTATCATCTGCACCATCTATGAAGGCGGCAATTCTTGGAGCTAACCTGGAGTCTGGTTCGTAATGGCTAGATTTACTCACCCAGCACTTGGCGGTACAGCATCTTCTGAAGATGGCACCTGGATTATTGAAGGTGGAACTCTTGGAACTCAGCCAACCTTTAATGGCAACCCAATGTTTTCTGGAAGATGGACAAGGTTTGATAACTTAGTTCATTTTAGCATTGACGTAGACATGGACAACATTACTAGCTTTGGAACTGGGCAATACTACGTAAAGCTTCCATTTGCATCTAAGTCCAACTATCTTCTTTCTGATGGATGTTTGCACGATAACTCTGCTGGAGATGAATTTGCTATTCTTGGACATGTTCAGGCAGGTTCAGACATCCTGACATTATTGACCACAACCTCTAATGGAAAGCAAAACCCCTTTGAGTATGGTGTGCCAGTAAACCTAAACATTGCAGACAGTTTTCATATTGCAGGCACATATGAGTGCGTAACAGTGCTATAATTAGATAGTCCCCACACAGGGCAAGGTACGTTCATTACCTTAGGATGATTAGTTACCATTTTATGCTGGGCAACGCCAAGGTCGCTGCGTGGGGCTTTTTCATGCTATAATTATTAAATGCCATATAGTGTTGGAGAAAAGGGAAGCTACGGATGTAGCGGATACCCTGTTATTAAAGATGACGATAAGTCTGTTATGGGCTGTCACGATACCGCTGCAGAAGCTGGTGCCCAGATTGCTGCAATTGAAGCAAATGAAAATAAAGGCGTAGGCATTGAAGATCCACAAGAGTGGCCAGTATCCAAGGCTGATCCTTGTTGGGAAGGCTACACCCAAAGAGGAATGAAGCCTGGCAAGGGCGGACAAATGGTACCCAACTGCGTTCCAGTATCTAAGGCAGATGCCCAAATAGTTGAAGGTGACTTTGTTAGGGCAAGAACTACAGAGGGCATTGTGATTGGTCAGGTAGAACACGTAATGCTTGAGGGTGGCACATATGGCCAGCCAGGCAACCCATATGCTGTAGAATCTACACCAGAGAACCCAGCGGTAGCTATTAGAATGCTGGAAGAGGAAGACGGAGTATACTATTACACACCATACTCTATCGGTGCTTTGATGTCTGATGTTGAAAGAATCAATATGCCTAATATTAGTATGGAAGATTATGAAGATGATAAATATATGGACAAAGCTGAGGGCTATTCTCCTCCTGCTGGTGCCAGGGCTGCTGCTCGTCGTGCTATTAAGTTCAAGGAAGACGGCAAGGCCACAGGAGCAGGAACTGCTGTTGGATGGACTAGAGCTAGACAGCTGGCTAATGGAGAGACACTCTCGCTCAGCACAGTAAAGCGTATGTACTCTTACTTCTCTCGCCATGAGGTTGACAAGAAGGGTAAGGATTGGGGTAACCAGGCCAACCCATCTAACGGATATATCATGTGGCTTGCATGGGGTGGAGACGCAGGATACTCATGGTCTCGCAGAATTGTAGAAAGCGAAAAGAACAAGGCTCTCTTTGCTAACTTTGGTAAGGACTGGACCACATCACGTGGACTGCCAGATTTATTCAAGTCAGTTGGCGTAGGTTCTATGGTATCTTGGAATTCTTCTGGAGGTCGTGCAGAAGGTAAGATCACTAGGATTATTCGTGACGGACGATATAAGGTCCCTGGAACAGAGGTAACTGTAACTGGTACACCAGATGATCCAGCTGCAGTAATTAGGTTGTACCGTGATGGAAAGCCTACAGATACCATCGTAGCTCACAAGCTAAAGACTTTAAGATCTAAGTAATATGTCCCTAGAAATACCTGGAAGCTTTAGCCAAGCACACCAGGAGTCTTTTGTAGTTAATGTGCTGAATCATAAAACAAATGGATATTATGTTGAGCTTGGTGCAGGCTGGGGTATTTATAACAGCAACACCTTTTTATTAGAATCTAAGTATAGCTGGCAAGGACTATCAATAGATGTAGATCCATATAGGATTGCATCTTTTAATACTGTAAGAAAAAACAAGTGCATATTTGTCGATGGCAGAAGGTTTGACTACAGGCAATACTTTGTAGAAAACAACTTCCCAAAACAAATAGACTATCTTCAGCTAGATATACACCCAGCTTCAGATACACTCTTGGCACTAAAGCAACTACCCTTAGATGAATACAGGTTCTCTGTAATTACATATGAGCACAATGGTTATATTGATGAATATCATAAAGAAATTCAATTAGAGTCACAAAGGATATTGAACTCATATGGCTATGATTTGGTTGTAAAAGATCTTATACTTGACGAGATGTGGATTGCCTATGAGGATTGGTGGGTAGACCCAGAGTGCCTTCCAGAGTCATCCTATGGCCATTTCAGGGCATCTGCTGTATCTGACGTAGAGCTATTTAGAGTATTTGAGTAATCAAGTCATGCACCATAACATATGCTGCACACCTGCCATCGCATCCTCTAAAGCTGTATAGATTATTTTGATCTAGCTTACCGACATTAGAAAGCGTTATATCAATTTCGGGGTATGCTGTAGTACCCTCTGAATTACATGCTAAGGAATTAAGCAATGCAGTTCCATCAGAAGAACCAAACCTCATCCATCTTTGGGACCATAATCTTTTGTTACAAGAAATCAAAGTCTTGTTATTTGCAAAAGATTCTTTAGCTATAGACTCTGCAACGTCTATATCGTTAATACACTCTAGTATTACGTCTATAGATTTGTCTGTTAGTGGCACGCTTACATCAGTGATAAAGTTAACACTTAGATCTGATCTAGGTGTCTTGGTTACAACATATGCAATATCAACTGAGTCTAGGTTTAGCAGGCTATCTACGACGTACCTTCCAACATTGCCGTAGCCATAGACTGCTACCCTAATCATTATCCTTTTTCTTGAATATGAAAGAAGTTGCTACATACCTGTGAGGACCCTCTAAAACGTCATCTACGCCATGTAGAAGGTCTGCCGAGAAGATCATTAACGATCTCACTGGTGGTTTTATTCTTAGTCCTAGGTCCCTAAAGAACAGCTCTCCACCGTTGTAGTCATCATTTAGGTAAACCACGGTTGCATATCTTAGGTTGGGATTGTGCTCACTATCAATATGCTCAGCTAGATGAGTTCCAGGGTAGTGTCTTTGTATCGTAAAATATCCACTTACCCTATATAGATCTTCTGGTAGTAGCTTACCAGTTCTAGCTGCAATGTTATCTGGGATAGGCTTAAGCGGACCTGCGTCAATTGTTTTATCCATCCAGCTTGGATTAAGATTAATCTTTTTTTCTTCAATAAGGCTAGCAATATCCGACCTATTATATTTTGCAAGACCCTGGAACTCTAAGCTTTTTAGATAAAATACAGTCCAGTCAACATCAGTTGCTTCAATAGCTATGTTGTGGTAAGCAGATCGCTCTTCTTCGGTAATAAAGTCATGCACCAGGAATACATCTTCTGCTAACTCTTCATATTTATAGCCAGACTTTTCAATCAGAGGCTTGATCTCACTCATGAATTAAATTATATCATAGGCTATGACTCTTGTTCTCTGGTATAAGTTCTAATCTTATGACAGTTAGCACACACAACATCACACTTAGCTACTTCAGCCCAGGCAGCAGTCTCGCCATACGTTCTTAATACACGATAAACAACATCTATCTTATGAAACTCAGGTTTATGATCAAACTCTAGAACATAGTGTGGAAAGTGATTTCTGCAGTCAGCACAGCCGTGCTTCTCTTTATAGAGATGTAACTCTTCTAAGACCTTATGAAGTTCTTTTTTATGTTTGGCTGACTTGACCATACGGTATAATTATACCAAGGAAGTTTGAGAGTTATGAAAAAAGACCCAACATTTGTATACATTTGTAGAGCTGGAGATAACGAAGAGTTAAGGTATTCTATTAGATCTGTTAATCATTTTTTTCCTACTGCAAAAATTTGGGTAGTTGGTGAACCACCTAAATGGTACGATGGTGATTACATAAAAGTAAAGCAGACTGCCACAAAGTATAGGAATGCATACAATAACCTAACCGCTATTGCATTATCAAATCAGCTGCCAGAAGAGGTAGTCATAATGAATGATGATTTTTACTTCATCAATGAGGTAGAAAGCTTTGGCCCCTTCCATGAGGGCAAGCTGATAGATAAGTACGAACTATACTTTGATACTTATCAAATGTCAGCATATACCAAGAAGATCTTTGAGACCTACAACAGGCTTCGTAGGCTAAAGATTGATGAGCCGATGTCTTACGAACTTCATGTTCCACTGCTTGTCGAAAGAAGAAAACTTTTAATGGTAATGAAGTATGACACCTTGCTATGGAGATCTATGTACGGAAACCTGTTTGGGATAGGTGGAGAAGAGATGGTTGACGTAAAATTCTACACCAGCGTTAAGATGAATTTTAAAAACTATGATTATAAAAACCCCACATCACCGTTTTTATCAAGCGATGACACATCATTCGAGATACTTAAACGATCAGTATTGAACAAAAAGTTTAAAAAGAAAACAAAATACGAAAAATACTAATACTTATTTTCTTTATAGAAGTTATCTCTTGAGATAAAGATTGGTAGAACATATCTTACTGGACCATCTTCTACCTCTGTAACACCATGAGTCCACTGCTCTGTCGTGGGGAATGCAAGAAGGGTTCCTGCCTTTGGCTTCATGCTTAGTCCAAACTTAGAGAAGAATACCTCTCCACCGTTGTAGTCATCATTTAGATACGCAACCATTGCATATACCAGGGATGGGTCAGTGTGGTTATCAACGTGCTCAGTGAGAGCAACCCCAGAATACTGTCGTTGGATTATTCCAACAGAAGATGCACTGCCAATTCCATCAATACCATCAAACAAATTCTTGACAGATTCGTTGATCCTCTTAGTTACATCAAGATGATTAATCCTAAGAATCTTATCGTTCCAGTTACTTGTTAGTTCTAGCTTGCCTTCATCAACGAGGTTGTAAATGTCTCGTCTTCCAAACTTGGCTTCACAAAAGTCCATCATATTGTCCAGATATGCACCCTCCCAGTCTTCCTGGGTAGCTGCTTGTCCAAATTCCAACAGCTCTTCAATATCTTCTTTAGAGATAAAGTTTTCAATCAGAAAGATCTGGTCAGCAATCTCTTGTGACTTGTAGCCTTTGTTTTGTAAATATTCTTGAGTCAGCATAATTATATTATACACCATTCCTAATAGTACCCCCGATGGGATTTGAACCCACACATATCAGTTCTGAAGACTGCCGCTCTGCCATTAAGCTACGAGGGCTTAAGGTCTCCGCTATGGGAGACTCGCATTCACGTCTCGTATAGCATGTTTACCGTTTCTGGGAATGCTTCCCTTGTTAGCGACAGAACGGCCTCAGCATACTTCTGAATCTCATACTGTGCATCGTGCTCTAGTCTTTGATCTAAAAATGTAAGAACCCCCTGTAGAGATACGGTCCATCTCCATCTTACATACATACCGTAGGCAGGCAAGAATAGTCGTGCAATCTCTGGTGCGATGCCATCATTCATTGCCTGGTGATATGCCTCAGTGCCGTCGACAACAGCCTGACAGAGCATATCAAAGTACTTTTGTCCAATCTCTTCATCAACTGGATCTCCAGAGCCTTGCTTACTGTTCTCAGGCTTGCTACGCCATTCGTGTGGTAGTGGAATATAAAACTTCTCGTCCTCAGTAATATAGCGACGTGATGACTCATTCCACCCATTCTGCTCATCAACGTGGGTAGATGCTACTGCATATTTCCACCACTGTCGTGCCACAAAAAGTGGGGCATAGACTTCAAAGGTAAGTGCGGCATGTCTAAAAGGACTAGTATGCTTCTCACGTAGCAAGAACTTGATTAGCTTAGAATCACGCTCAGAGAACTCAGTAGACTCTTTATCGTAAGAAACCCTTGCAGCATTAACGATACTAAGATCGTCCCCAAGAGTATCCACAAGACGTACGTAACCCTCATCTAACACCTTTGCTGGTTCTGGTAGGACTTTGATAATTGTTGTCATTCTGTTGGCCAATCTCCATCTAGCACCATCATTGCAATGACGCTGTAGTTTAACATATCTAGGAATGAGTCACGAAGACTCTCGTTTTCTGGTGTCGCACCATTATCAATTAGATGATTGATGCGAGACATCTTATCGTGCATTCGTACACGAAGTCCATTTAGCGGACCTCCTGGAGCCAGTGCAATGTTTTTTGGTCCGTAGTCAGCCTGCTTTTTTACAAGGACCTCAAGTCCGCCTTCGTAATATGGCGATGCAAGTTTCTTAAATGCAGAAAGGTCCCTAGTCATTGCTCTCCTCAATGATAGCCACAATGTCACGGTATGCAAGGATTAGGTAGTCCTCTCCATCGAACTGAACCTCAGTACCCTGGTACTTAGCAAAGGCAACCTTGTCACCAACACTAACATCTGGCTTCATGAGAACACCGTTATCAAGCTCTAAGCCTGGGCCAACTGCAACTACAATGGCTTCGCTTGGCTTCTCATCAGCAAGAGAGGATAGGATAAATCCACTTGCTGTAGTCTTCTCTTGCTCCTTGATTACTTTTACTACTATTTTATCATTCAGTGGTTTTATCATTATTAATTATCTTTCTTAGCTTAAATAGTGCGATGTTAAGGTATCCATTATCAATAAATGGCTCTAGCTCCTCAAAAATACGAGCACGCTCTTTTGATTCGCCATACTCCATTGCAGTCTTTACTGCACTTGTCTCTTCTGGCCTCATTGGGGATAGCCCAACACTATATTCGAATTGGCCCAACTGGTCCCCTAGCTCATAGTCAATATCTGGAATACTCATTTAAAGATAGTATATCTTTCTGACAGACTAAAGTCAAGCAGCCAATGAATTAATTTTGTCTGGCTGGAAGCCAGCCCATGCATCAGACTCTGTGATTACAACTGGGGCAGACTTAAATCCCATAGACAAGACCATGTCCAATGCCTCTTGATCTTGGGTAATATCAACCGTATCGTAATCAATCTCTAGTTTATCAAGCATACGCTTAGTCATGTCGCATTGGACACATGATGGTTTGACATAAACGGTTGTCATTTTAACTCCTTGGTTAATAAATAGTTAGTATATTATACCCGTAAGTTTGAATAAAGTCTAGGGGTAAAGATAAAGCGATCCAGCTGGCCCAAACTCCCCAGTCCACCAACCAGCTGGATCACTAAACAATTTTATCATGTAACGGTTTGATTTGTGGGTAATCGTTGCAAAATGTCCGTCCATTTTTGTGGGGAAGCCTAGATAGCAAGTCTTCCCAATTACTACCATAGGCAATATATCCACAGGAACATTTGTATGAAATTGGCAACATAATACATTATACCCATGTTATAATATTGTAATGATATGTCCACTATGTAACCAGGCAATGATGGTCCCAATTATTTATGGGTACCCAACACCAGACTTGGTTGAGCAAGCTCGTTTAGATAAGGTAGTTCTTGGTGGCACAAAGTTTAAAGAGTATACTCACTTTTGCCACAACTGTCAGGCTACTTACCCACAGCTAGAAGACTAAATAATCTTTGCTAGATCTTCTTTAGAAACAATCCCTGCAGCAGATCCTACGGCCTTGCCATCCTTAAAGCTAATGAAGAATGGCGAAATGGTTGGTGGCTGAGATGCAATGATGGCCTTGATTAGGTCTGGGTCTTCATCATAATTAATTCTTGAATAGAATACACCAGGATTTTCTTTTAAGAACTCCTGAATGACTGACTCCATAACAGCTGAAGCCTGAGAGTCCTTGTTGCTGAACTCAATAATTTCCTTGTGTGTCATATAATTATTATACAACATCTTATAAAACTGGCAGTTAAAATATAGTGTGGAAGAAAACTTTTATTGTAATGTATGTAATGAGCCCATGTCAAGGATTGTATACGGCTACCCGTCTGAGTCACTAGCAGACATAGCAAAAGAAAAAGGCTGGATCCTTGGTGGATGCAGCCCTAGTCCTATTAAGTTTTATTGCAAAGATTGCAAAGTGTCTTGGTCAGAGGATTTTGGATTCGATTCGTAATCCCTTATCCAGTCTTGCAAGATCTCCATGATCTTTGACCCCCTTATTTCTACAGCCCTATCTCCATAATCAATAATATATGTATTCTCTGGAGACAGGAAGTATTTAAATTTAGGGGTAGTTGGTTTGTCCATTTATGCAGACACCAACCTACGCTTTACTGCGTCAAATACCTTTGGCCTCTTCTTTGGGGCCTTTCCATTGTTGCGGTCTGAATTTCTTGTACCGCCAGCTTTCTTTGCTGCCATGGCTACTCCTCTTCCCTATAGTCTTCTGCTAGCTTTACCCACTCACCATTTTGAAAAATGGATGGTGGCTGTGTTCTGTCCCATGGCTCCACAATGATCTCATCACCGTTTTTCCAAAGAACAAAGTTATAGTCTCCCTCACGTGGCTTGCCATTAGTCATTCGCTTTTTCCAGAGGGTATGCCACTTGGCATTCTTAACATCAGTATTAATCTTGTTCATAATCTAATCAAATACCTAACTGCATCTATATACCCAGCCTTAACAGCATTCTTAAGCATCTTGTGAGATGAGCTGCCATGCTTTGGTAGTTCTGAAAAGTATACCACGAATTGTGTATCAGGATAAGCTGCCTTAATCAAGGCACCATTAGCAATAGCCTTCTTTACATTGTCTGTACGTCTGGCACCAGGACGTTTGTTTCCCTTGGCTTCTCCACCTTTGGCTTCAATATAGAACTGCCTGCCAACAATATCTTTATATGCAAAGTCAGCTTCAACGCCCACATCCTGCAATATAACATGCTTATCAATCTTTTTAATCCCAGTACGAGATAGATCTTCTAAGACCATGTCCTCAAATAGGTCGCCAGACTTTTTGCTTTCTGCTTGAAACATCGTTTCCTTTCAACGAACTGTAATATTTTGACATTGACAGAGCAGGTTGTCAAGTATATAATTTTGTTATGGCAAAAGGCGATGGAAGATTTAGTTGGTGCTTTACAAATGAGCATGACAAGTGTATAATTGTAACCTCACAAGAGATAAGGTGCACTTGCCAATGTCACAGTTCGTAATAGCTAAGCGTGACACGTTTATTAATCTTATGAAAGATATGGATGCTGAGACCGCAATACCGCAGGGTACTCGCATGTTCCTTATCACACATGAGAATCAAACTAAGTGGCTAGAATCTGACGAGATTTGTGTATATACACCAGACCTAGGATTAAACTATACATATAAGGGAGACTGGATCAATGACAGACTTATTTGAAACTGAGTGGGACATTGCCTATCAGCTGGGTAAAGACATAGAGCGTGAACGCATTCTTGGTTTGCGTAAACAAATCATCAACTGCGTTGTTGACTACGGGCTAGTAGGTGAAACTTATTTGCGTGTAATGCGTGATCTTGAAGCCTTAATCAAAGGAGAGCAGAAGTGAAAAAGATTCATTTTAAAAAGTGGGAGCCAGACAGACTTTACCCTGGTAACTTTTATGGCTTCCTTATTCAGACTCACCCAAAGCATAGGGGGATAGAGATTTATTGGGGTAAAAAGATTTACGACATTTGGATTGGATATAAGAAGTGAGTCTACAAAACATCCTTGACATTATGCAAAGTGCCATGATAGTATTGCTTGCAGTAAACATTTATATACTTAGCAAAAGGCAAAAATGACTGAGATGATTGGATACTACCAAGAAGATGAGATTAAGAATCTATTCATTGGTAGGAAAGTTGTAAAGGCTGAGGGTTCTGAACTTACCCTAGACGATGGCACTATCCTACAGATCATTCCTAATGATGGTGGATGTAGCTGTGGTGCTGGTGACTACTATCTGGATAACATTAGCAAGTTTGACAATGTTATTACAAATGTAGAAATTAAGGCTGTTCCAGAGTCTGATGACACGTGGGAATCTAGCTACACTTATCAGTTATTCGTATACTCTGGCGGCATCTCAACGTCAGTAGCTGACATCAAGGGTGATGATGGTAACGGATACTATGGTACTGGATTTGAGATTTATGTTAAATACCGCCCAGGACCACCAAGGCCAAGACCTGTAAACATCTTTGATGAGAGAAATTGGATAAAGTCGTGAACGAAATGCAACAAGAGATAGTTAGACTATCTAACATCTGGATGCGTTTTGTGGGGGTAGACCATCACAAAGATCGTGACTGCCACTGGTATATCCAGAAGTATTATTCCTATGGAGAAAAGCCATATTATATGGCATGGCACCACGGCTATATTGGTGATGATTTTGAGGGTAGCAAGTGCGTTACCCTGGAAGAAGCAGAGGAAGAGCTTCTTAATGCTATTAAGTTTCAAATCCACAAGGCAAAGAAGTGGG